TCAGGCCTTGTATTTTATTACTGCCTGTAGCTGCTTGCACAGTTATAGCATCACCCGCCTCTAAATTCAAGCCTTGTGGTGTTGCATTTACTTGCGTTTTAGCGGCCACATCGCTTCTAAAAAATTCATATTCAGTGCTAGAATCAGATGAGTCTACAAAATTCATGTTTACTAAAATAGCTGATGAGGCATCGTTGTTTGCACAATAGATACTTTTAACTATAATTGTCCCATCAACAGGGCAAGTAAGCACTGTTGCCTTGGCCGTATCAACCTGTTTAAAACCTTGATTTTTATAAAATATACTCATGATAAGAAATAGTTAAATGCTTCCTGTTCGTTTTTTAAATCTTGTTGAAAAGAAAAATTAAGCTGTTGTTGCATAGTAGCCAACGCTTCTATAATCTGTCTTTGGTTTTCTGCTTCGTATTGTGGAGCAGGCTCCGGTATGTATGCTGTTACTTTTGCCATTAGTATCTTCCTCTGTAACTTTCTCTCGCAGAATCTTGTTTTGTATAACCTCCTACTCCAACACCTGAACTTTTAGATGCTGCTGATTTTGTAGCTTTACTTGCATTTCTGTTAGGTTTGTCACTACGATTAAAATCACCTCCAGCAATTCTGTTTTGTACTCTTTGTATGTCAGCTTTTTGTTGAGCAGTTTGTTGTTGAATATTTTTATTTTTCTTAATTAAATCTTTAGGTGAATCATAAAAACCTCTTATCGAACCAGGTATAAACCCTCCAACTGTTTTAGGTTGCATACCCATGAAATTTAAAAGTGCACCTCCTAATCCAAAAGTTACACCAGTGTTAGAAAACATTGGGTTTATGTTTTTACCTTCATATGTTTGATACATACCTAATCTAGGATTATAAAATGCTTCTAATTCTGTTGGTATAAAATCTCCTAGTTCTTCATCATATACATCTTTAGTAAACATCTTTGATTTGGATAAATCTAAATTACCAAATTTTCCGCCAAGATTACCTCCGCCTCCTTCACCATCGCCTTGTGGATATAACAATCTTAATTGTTCAGGTGTTAAACCAACTTGAACAGGTTGAACAGGTTGAGCAACTGTAGCAGCTGCGGTAGGTTGAATAGAAGCTATGCCTGTATTAGAAAAAATAGGATCAATACTTGGTAATGCTTGGTTTAAATAAGTTTGTGCTAAATCAAATAAAGTTGCCATTATCTTCTTCCGTCCGGTTGTGCATCAAGTCTAAAAGTTCCATATCTCCAGGCTTCTCCCGTAGAAGTATTGGCTATTTGAATAGATACTAATCGACCTCTAGCTCGAGTATCTATCTTATCAGTGGTTGATGTAATTGTAAAGGGACCTAATGGTGAACTCACCGCGGTATTATCTGGGTAATCGTTTAAAAATAAAGTTACTTTAGAATTACCACGTAGATATTTAAAATCAGGTATAAATCTTTTAACAGACATAAAAAACTCTCCGTCTCCTCTATAATCGACTACTCCCGTTTGTTGTCCTAATGCACTTCTTCTAGATGTAATATCCCAGTCTCCAGATTTAATAAATGCATCTATCGATGTAGTGCCCGCACTGTTAACTTGATCATCACCTTTTTCATGACAATAGTAAATAGATGCACCATATTTATTAGTTAAGCCACTAATAGCAGCAAAAATAGGTGTGTCTGTAGAATTATAATCTGTAGCATATGGTTCAGGATATACACCTTGATCTTGATAGCTAGATCTGTCTAGGGATGATGTAGTAAATACATTTTCAGAATAATTATAAGTTACACATCTATCAATCTGTTCTGATCCGGACTTAGGATAGAACCAATTTATTTCTGTGTACAACGCATTAGGTGATGAATAAACAATATCAGAAGCATTGTAGTTCAATCCTAAATTATCTCCATCTGTGCTAAATACAAAGTCTTCAACTAAACATGGTAATGATTTTACTGTACCATCAAAGACAAAGAATCCACCTTCAGCTGACATCCAATATACAGCTCCGTTTGCGTAGGATACAGCTTTAGAACTTATACATCCACAGTTAGTACCCACCTGCCTTACAGAAAAAGTAAATGGTGGACCTACAAATTGAATAACATAAGCAGCTTGATCTGTTATACAAAATACATAATCTTTACCTTGTATCGCTGCTCTGATCTCATTACCTGTATCTAATCTAAACGTCCCAGCTGTGTTGGTAGCTGTTGGTGCATACGTATTTAAATCCTCTTGATTAGAGAATCTTACAAACATCGGATCTTGTGTAGCTGAATTTCCGATTGTTGTTTCAGTTCCAAAATGAAATAAGTGTCGATCTCTATCAGATACTAGAGTTACTCGTGTGGCTGTAGGATTATTATTTGTTTGAAAATTTGTTGTGGTCGTAGAGGATCGAATAGTTCTAGGATTGGTCGCCCCTGCATCCCAAGTAAACGTTTTACCATTAAATATAGTTGCAACTAATACCTCTCCAAAGTTATCAAGGCTCCAGATGCCTGGATCCAGAATCACGTTACTTACCGTTCTAGCTGTTCCCCATGTCCCTGTGTTCCA